GTGAGACATTATCCCATAGCGAAAAGATTCGCAGACGTCGAGGAAGAGATCGTTCCCTTCGGCTTGCGCATCTTCGACGTTTTTCTCGTCGCGTTGCAATTGCGGGATCGATTCGATCACGTCTCGGCAACTGTCGAGCACGGCGACGCCGTCGGTGTCGAGTACCGTATAGCAAAGCCGCCATCCGTCCACTCGACGATTATTCGCCCGCTCGGGACGCGGCAAGTCGTGTTGAACGAAGACGTCGCCCATTTTATCGGCGATGCTGTGATGCTGGTCGATCTTTGCGAACCGATCAGGCGACAGATAAATTCGGCCGATAGCATCGGGTTTATCCCCCGTGTAATTTGCTTGCGCGATCTTCTCGGCGACGAGCTCTTCGTTCGTGTGCCGAAGGATCAATTGCCGGTAACAGAGCAAGATCGTCCGCGGCTCGGCGTCGAGTGCTCGCTTCACTCGAACACGTGTCCACCAAAGAACAACGGTCGCGTGCTCAAATCCCCAATCGATCGAGATCCATCTCGGTTGCCAGGGCTCGAACGTGACATCTTGAAAGCGCACAACATGGCGCGCGGGATCCCAATTCTGGAAAAACGTTCCCGCAAGGATGTCCCACGATCCCGGGATCCATGCCAAGCGCAAGACAGGATCGACAATTCCCTCGAGCGCCGCGATGTAATTCGCATCGTTCCGATAGACGAAATTGTCTTCGAAGGTCGAATGAATCGCTCGATAGTCGTCGGGAACGTAATTCAAAGCCATGTCGCCGACCGGCTTCTTCGTGATCCATAGCGCCTTAACCCATCCCGAGCCCTTGCCGTTCGGGTTTGTTACCGCCGCCATTCGCGGCCGAACTTTGTACTCGATGCCGTCAAGCGTGTACGTCTTGATTGCGCAACGGTTCGAGCCCTTCAGATAATCCCATTGCCGATATGTGAATTGCGTGAGCTCTTCCCATCCGATAAAGAGAAACTCGGCGCCCTGGTATTGCGTGAGATCCGAATCCGTCTTTATGTGACCGAAGAAAAGCTTCGAGCCGTTGTGAAAGTTGACGATGTGCTTCGAAGCGTTGTAACTGCGATAAAGCGCTTTCGGAACTTGCTTCGTGAATGAGTCTTCGATCCCGCCTTTTTCCATCGCCGTTAGAGTTCGGCGAAGCAAAAGGCAATTCGCGCCAGGGACGAGCAAACACTCGTTGATCGCTTCCCAAAGAAGCGCGGTCGTTTTGCCGCCGCCGCGGCCGCCTTCGGCGAGCGTGTACCGGGCGCTCGAAGCGTGGAATTCGGCTTGCTTCGCTTGCGGCGTGTAATACTTCCCGATCGTGACGCTTTCCGCCTGGTTCATGCCTTCTCGCGATGGCTCGGGATCGCCGAGACGTCGATCTTAACCGGCGGAAGCGCGTCGTCGCCGACGATAGGTTGCGCCGGCTTCCCGTACTGATAAGAAAGCGCAAGCTTCAAGACTTCGAGACGAACTCGAGGATCTCTCGACCTTAAAAGGTTCTCAAACTCATCGATCATCCGCTCTTCGGTGTAGATGTTTTCGAGAAGGTCTTTCACCGCGGCCGGAAGCTTGTTCCCGACACCTTTCCGCCGGCCGCCTATTTTTGCGTGCCCTTTCTTGAAAGGTCGCCCGCGTGCCATGTTTTCCCCTGATTATCCGCGCCTGATTTCGCGGCCCTGATCTATTCCCTATAGCCGAAGTCGAAGCCCGGGCTCAAGCCGCCGGCTTGAACTAAGGCGGTCCCACCCGCCCATGACGTTAAACCGTTGCTTGTCGCGATTCCGGCGCCGAATTGCCCGAGATAACCCGACGCGATCGCCGTGTCGAGTATGTTTGTAAAGCCGGCGAGCGGCGCGCCGTTTTTGTAAACCGTCAAAAGGTTTCCGACCGCGGCAAGTCGGCAAACGTCGCCGGTCGCAAAATTCACGCCGGTCGTGACGAGAACGACGACCGATCCCGCGACGTCTCGAACGAGTTGCGTCAAGTTTGTCGCGAGTTGTATGTAATAGCCGGTATTTGCGCCGGCCGCGATGCGTACGCCAGGGCCGCAATTTTGCGTTCCCCCGACGACGGTCAAGCTTACGGTTGCTTCGGAATATTGATCGGCGAACGGCCCGGCATCCGCGCGGTAAGCGAGACAAGGATTCGCGGTCGCGTAACAAACGTTAGTTGTGATCCCGAAGCTTCCGACGTCATAAACCCAATTCGCGTTTAACGTGTGCAAGTCGCCGTTCGCGTACGGAAACGAATCGCTCAAAACTTGTTTGAAAACTGTCGGCATGATTCACAGTCTAAAACCGAGATCGTACGCCGGGCCGAGATCGCCGCCGGCGATTGAAAAGTTTTGCGTGACGTTTGCCGTCGAGAGAACATCCGTCGCGGCCGGCGGCGTGAAAGCGATTCCCGTCTTCGACGGTGTAAGTGTGTAAGTTCCCACCGCAAGCCCGCTGATCGAATAATTGCCGAAAGCATCGGACGTCACCGATCCGGAAGCCGTTCCCGTATAGTTCACAGTGACGCCGCCGACGCCGGTATTCCCGCCAATGTTAAAGAGCCCGGTGAACTCATCGGCGGACCAATAGGCGATACCAACGGCGTTTACGGCGCCGAAGTTCGCATTCGCAATTATGCCGGGATTGCCGCTTGCGATTCCGCTATCCGTCGTCGTGAAAAGCACCGCGCCGTTTTGATAAGCCGTGATTGTGGTGCCCTGCGCTTCAAGCCGAAAGCAATCAAATTGGCTTACGGTGATCGCAGTGGAAGCTTTCAATACGGTTTGCGCGCTCGATACCACTCTCACGACCGAATACGTGCCCGCGCCGAGTCCAGAGGTAGTGATTACCTGAAGGAAGTACGCGGTCCAAGAAGCGAGCGTGTTCGCGCGCACTAGGCAATAAGCAGCCGTATTGCCGCTCATCGCATAGATGACAATGCTTGCGGCTTGATCGTTTGCCCAACTTCGCCCGGTTTGCACGCCGGAACTTGGCGCGGATGCGCTGCTACCATAACCGATCGAGCCAGCAACGGCGCCGGCCGCGTTGATCGTCATGTTATTCGGAAACTGGCCTTGTTGTGTCCAGAAGCCGACATAATCTTGCGCGGCGTTAAAGGTGTCTTCCGCTTGCTTTGTCCATCCGCCAACCAGGCTAAGACTTCCAAGATCGCGCGCGGCCCAATTTTTCCAGCGTGTTCCAGTGACGCCGGCGAACGTTTGCCCGGTGAACGGCGTTGCATGTCCCGAAACGTTCGCGGATTGCGTCACTATGCCGACATAGCCTTTTGCCGTGACCGCGGTATCATCGACACTCGCGATGATCGAACTATTACGGAAGTAACTGATTTTCTTTCCGGAAGCGAGCAAAGTATAAATGTCGTTGACCGTGTCGGTCGCGGTAAGCACGCCGGCAAAATTCATGTCCGTGCCCGTGCCGGCAACGTTTTTCCAGAGTTCGCGCGCCCATTGGCGGTTATCATTACCGCCAGAGAAGTACCCGGAATTGTTTCCGATCAGCGTAAAGTAGCTGTTTAAACCGTCGGCACTACATCGCGCGACATGCACGCCGAGCGAATCAGTTGCCGTGATGCCTGTCCCGCTCGAGCCGCTTTCGGTGACGGCGGCGCCGTTTGCGATCACGAAAGTCGAACCCGTCGCGCTAAGAGTAAGCGCGTACGTTATATTGCTTCCGGCATTTTGCATGCCAGTGATAATCACTTCTTGATTCGTCTGCAACGCCGCGCCGCTTGTGAGCGTGTATGTGTAGGTCGCTTGTCCCGCGCTCGGCGTGTTCGCTGTGCAAGCGGTAATCGACAACACCGACGTAGAAGGCGCGATTGCCGCCAGTGTCGCCTGAACGATTTGATCGGCGGTCGCGAGTGGCGTCAAATAAACGGCAAAGGATGTCGGATACGGCCCGGCGCCCGCTGTTTCGCCGGAACCGGGCGCGGCGGCGTTCGATAGAATCTGAGTGTTCGCCGGGACGCCGCCTACACTTCCGCCCGCGACGTATGCCCAAGCCGGCCCAAGCGAAAGATTGTCTGCGCGCGTAAACGAATCGGATACCGTCGTCACTTACATCCCTTGATTCGTGCTCTGGTAGATCTTCGCGACCAATGTCGGGCTCGCGCCGCCGGTGAACGCGGTAACGTTCACGCGAGCGAAGCGCACGTTCTCGGGAACGGTCGCGATCACCGAGCCCGAAAGCGTCGTTTGACTCGAGCCGATGATCACGTATTCGGCGTCGGTATCGTTCACCGCGCCTTCAAGTTGCAAAGCGATCGTTGCCGGCGCGCTTGGCGTTGTCCAAACGAGCGTCAAGCCGTAGCCGCCCGCGGGATCAAGCGCAAATTGCTGATACTTTTGCACGGCGAGAGTGTCGCCGGCATCGACCGCGAGAATGCTTGCAACGCCGCCGTCGGTCGTCGTCGAAAGGTTTGCCGTCGTCGCCGGATAGGTGATCGTGCCGAGCCCGGTCGCCGCGGTGATCGAGACCGCGGTGATCGCGACGTTTGTCACGTTGACCGCGGATCCGCCGGCGACGGTCCCTTGAACCGTAACTAGGGCGCCGGTTGCGGGAATGATTCCTTCGATAAGCTTCACGCCGAGCGTGACGACGTTTGCCGCGACCGCGACCGAAGTGACATAAAAGCGCGCCGGCGCGGTCCCGAGCGGGAAGGATCCCGCCGAGTACGCCGGCAAGCCGGCCGTGATTCCGCGGCGCGGCGACACTTGCGGCGGCTGCGTTTGATATCCGGGCATGATTGTCCTCTCAAGAAAAAGGGCGCCTTCTTTGAAAGCGCCCCTTCGTCACTAAAACCAGGGTGAGCGGTTACAGTGACGGTTCGACCGTGTAATAGATCGTAAGATGCATCGTCCCGGTCCCGGCCGCGAACTGGTTCGTCGCTTTCGAAATGGTCAATGCGGCGTTGTCTTCAGTGGGGGGATTGCCGGCCGTCGATGTGAGCCCTGTACCGGCCGCGGCGGCGGCAAAGTCGAGAATCTGAGTTCGGCGGTTTGGCGAAACGGTGACGAGAAAGATCGCGTTCGAAGCGAGCGCAACGGTCAAGTTTGCGCCGACGCTGAACGACACCGCGCCGCCGACGTCAGTGTAAGCCGCGCCGCCGGCAAGCAAACGCATGATGATTTTGTGGGGATATATGAACCAGCCGGCAAGACCGGGCGCCGGAATGAGTGTCACGGGTGTCGTCTGAAGCGCAAGGATCTGCGCGGACGAAAGAGTTACATCGGCGACTTGAATTCCGACCGAGCCTTGCGGGCCGGATGCGAAGCCGGGACCGCCTTGCCCGCCGATCAAGGTGTTCCAGGTAGCGGGCGCAACTGCCGGGGCAAACGGGGGAGCCATAGTTTATTTTTTCCTTTCGAATTTATTCGGTAATGAGTTGTAAAACGACGAAGCCCGCGGAACTTCGCGGGATCCATATCTGAGAGACGCGAGCATGCAACTTTGCGGAAGTGAATCGACGGCGCCGGCCCGTTCCCTTTGCTCGAAGATCGAGATCTTTCCCGTGAAGCTGTAAGGCTTCACGAACGGAAATGTCGCCGATTCTCATTCCATAAGCATCGTAAAGCGGGATTCTCGGATCGATAGACACACGAAGAGCGCTCATCGATCCTCGAATGACGCTTCGAGGAATTCCCCGTAGGGTTGCGCCTGATAGTTAAAAAAATAGCGGGATCTTTCACGTTCTGTCAATGACCTTACAAGCCTACTTTGTACGGTTTGGCACATTCGGCGATGATTTCCTTTGGGATGGAGTCAACGTCAAGCTTGATAAACGGCATGAGCATGCCGGCAAAATGGGCAGGTTCGCCGTAATTGTGGGGATCGCTTAAAGCCGTGTACTTCTTCACGTCATGGCCCCATGCCCAAGCGTGCAAACGTACGCCTTCACTTGGGCTTGCGCCGCGGGGGAAGATCACGGCGAGTATATACACGTGATCCGCGGGATCGTCGGGATGCACGCGCAATTTAGGCAGGAAAAGCGAGGAAGTTGTACGAACGGACAGGCGCGTTCCGAAGTCGGGCGCCGGCCGGAAGCGTTCCATGTAATCTTTTGGAAACGCGAGCCCGAAATACTTCGCGACGGCTATCTTCCCGCAAGCGCCGATGACGTGCGCGAGCATCTCGTTTCCGATGATCTTTCCGAAGTGATCCCGGCGATGCTCACGTTCGGCGCGACTTTGCAATGAGCGCGCCATGTCATAAGCCCATTCTTTTTCGGCGTCGGTGAACGATAGAAGCTTTTTGTCTTGCGCGTGATGCTCGAGGCAATAGAGCGGCCCGTTGTAACTCGCCTTCCATCGCGTCTTCCGAGCGCAATGTATACAGAAGTGAATGATTTCGGTTTGTTCGGCGCGCCCGATCTTTGCGCGCCAATCGTCGGCGGGAATATCTTGCGGCGGTTCACTTTCATCGAACAGGCGGCGGCCGGTCATTCCGGTATATGCTCCGCGATCCCTTCATTTGCGAACCGTGTCGAAGGGACACTTACGTCTTGCACGATTCGAGCATCGCGATGCTTATCACACAAGCTTCCGCCGGCTTTCCTGAACCGATGCTTGCGGCACATTGGAACGCCGCATCTCGGAAACTCACAAGGGAACTCGCCAGGCATCGAACATCTGAAGCACGCCGGGATTTCCGTCCGGACCTGTCGGCCGGGAAGTGTTTCGTTGCGGCGATTATAGAACGGAATCACCCTACGCATGCAAACCCTTTGCTCGATGCGTTATTACAAGCCGCGAGCCGCGAAGCATTCGGAATGCCCTTCGGTTCTATTGCCGGCGGCGCCTTCGATGCGCCAGAGCTCGCCTTCCGTGGGCATCTTGCCGCATTTGAAACACGGTCGATCGAAACTGGTCCCCACGACTTCACGCCAAAATGACGAGGCGGAAAACTTCACGTCACTTTCGGCGAAGTCGTCTCCGAATCGGATCGTCCGCATCTCTTCTCCGTCGCCGCCGACAAATCCGATTGTATGCTTTGGATCAACGTCGAACATTGCTCGCGCGCACTATTCCCGCACTATTTTTGTGTATCGATCACGTACACGATTAGGTGAATTCCGAGCTCGCCTTGCCGCGGATCGACCGTCGTTTTCCTGCCTTGCCACTCGTCGATTTGCTCGTCGTCTTGCCAGATCCGGCCGTTAAAGGCATCAAAGACAAGCTTCTCGAGATTATCCCCATCGCCGCGTTTGCCTGGCGGCATCGAAAAAACCGCCTGGAATCCGAAGCGGGCTCGGTCGTCGGGTTTGAGGTTTGGCGCGATCATCGTCAATTGCCGGCGAAGTTTCTTCTTCGCGCCTTCCATGTACTTGTCGTTAAAGCGGCGGTTCCCGAAGCCGTTCGCACGTTTCCAAGTTACGGGCTCGCCCGAGAAGAAAGCGTTCAAGATCAGGCGGTTCATGCGTGATTACCGTTTGACGGCAACCATGAGTCGATGATCGGCGCGATCCGATCAACGAGCGTCATTACGTTTCGATCCATGAGCCTTTGAACTCTTTCGAGCGTGTCGAGATCCGCGCCA